AAATGAGTCCTTTTGAAAAAAGCGCCGAAGGGCGCTTTTTTTGTACACTTTGACGATCCGTTTTGTTCAAAACCGCCCATGTCTACCCGATGGCTACCCGCCGAAACGCCTGGGGCGCAAGGGCTTGCGGGTTTTCCGAGAGGGTCGCCGTCTACCCTTCCGTCTACCCAATTTTTCACGCCGATTCTTGAAACGCCTGCCATTGCTGCGAAAATTTTTGAAATTTCCGAAAATGTATGAGGATACGATATCCCCATACAAAGAAGGTGATTTCTTGCCCTGCTATCATCCGCTGAAAGCCTTTGTTTTAGGCGAAAAAGATGGTAAACGGTTGCTCAAGGTGACGAGCTATGAGGTAGACCATCTCGAGCGTTCTGGTGATGGCTTTGCTTGTATGAGAAGCCCGCCTATTGGTCGTTTTGGTGATATTACCGAGTTCGTAGAAATTCCCTGCGGTAAGTGTTCTGGTTGTCGTCTTCAGCGTTCTCGCGAATGGGCTAATCGTTGTATGCTTGAGCTTGAATATCATAAGTCCAGTTACTTTGTAACTCTTACTTATGATGATGGTCATGTACCGATTCATTACTATTCCGATCCGGCGACCGGCGAGGCCCTGCCGAGTATGTCCCTCGTGAAGCGTGATTTTCAGCTTTTCATGAAGCGTCTTCGCAAAAAGTTTGGTGAAGGTATTCGCTTCTTTGCTTCTGGTGAGTATGGTTCTTTGACGTTTCGTCCGCATTACCATGCAATCATTTTTGGATTGGAGCTCCATGACCTTGTACCTTACAAGCGATCTGCTCAAGGTTTCCAATACTTCAATTCTGCGTCTCTTCAAGAAGTTTGGCCGAATGGCTTTGCTGTTGTAGCTCCTGTGACCTGGGAGACTTGTGCTTATACTGCTCGTTATGTCATGAAGAAGCTTACCGGCCCTGAAGCTGAGTTCTATGAGAACTTCAATATTGTCCCTGAGTTTTCGCTTATGTCTCGCAAGCCCGGCATTGCTCGCCAGTATTATGATGACCATCCTGACTTATATGAACACGAGTTTATCAACATTTCGACTGAGAAAGGAGGAAGGAAGTTTCGACCTCCGAAGTATTATGATAAATTGTTTGATCTCGATTGTCCGGAAGAATCTGCCAAGCTTAAGGCTGTTCGTCAGAAGATGGCAGCTGAAGCGCAGAAAGCAAAACTACAGAAGACCACACTTAGTTATTTAGACCAGCTCGCCGTTGAAGAACGGAACCAGCTGGCTCGAATAAAATCATTGAAAAGGAGTTGTATTTAATGCGTAAAAAGATGCGTCCCAAGAAAGACAAGAAGGTCTTTCGTCGTACTGCTGCGAAGTCCAAGAAGATCAATATTAACCCGACTGTTTTCAGAGGAGGTATTCGGCTGTGAAATACGGTGTTTATTCTATCCGTGATGCCCGGACGGGCTTTCTCCCACCTACGGTAGATCAGAATGATTCTTCCGCTATGCGGAATTTCGCTCATGCCTGTATGCAGAAGGAAAGCCTTCTGTTTTCTCACATTGAGGATTATGCCCTTTGTAAGATAGGTGAGTTTGATTCTTCTAAAGGTGTGATCACGCCTCAGCCTGTCGATGTTATTTTGGATGGTTCTTCCATTCAAGGAAAGGATTATTGATCATGTATGATGAAAAGCTTGGATTCTCTACTCAGTATCGTCCGCGAACTCGCTTCATTTCAAATGGAGGTCAGCGCGAAAGGATTCTCTATCAGCCTAAATTTGATGAAAATGGAGTTATGGATCTCGTTGAATCTGGCAAAGAAGACCTTTACGATTTCATTCAATCCCACGCCGAAGCCGTCGATATCCACGTGATTCTTGCTCGATTTCAGAATGGCGACGTTGACGCGCTTTCGCGTGTCCAAGGCGCTTATGGTGACTTCACTAATATGCCCACCTCCTATGCTGAGCTTCTGAACAGGGTCAATGAAGGTCAGAGTTTTTTCAATTCTCTTCCGGTCGATATTCGCGCGAAGTTCAATCATAATTTTGCCGAGTTCATGGCTGGTATGGACAAGCCTGATTTCCTCGACAAGCTCGGAATCAAGCCCGAGCGAGAGTCTGACCCGTCCCAGGAGGAAAAACCGGCTGTTGAGCCGAAAAAGGAGGTTACCGAATGAACCGCAATGTTGAATCTCATTTCGCGCTTAATCCCACGAATATCGATATCCGGCGCTCGACGTTTGACCGCTCGCATTCTCTTAAGACTTCGTTTAACGTTGGTGACATTGTTCCTTTTTTCGTTGACGAAGTACTACCGGGAGATACGTTCAACGTGGACACATCCAAGGTCGTGCGCCTGCAGACGTTGCTTACTCCGGTCATGGATAACATCTATCTCGATACGTATTTCTTCTTCGTACCGAACCGGCTTACTTGGTCTCATTGGAAGCAGTTCAACGGTGAGAATACGGAATCTGCGTGGATTCCTCAGACGGAGTATGAAATTCCTCAGATTATTGCTCCTGCTGATAGCGGATGGTCTGTTGGAACTATTGCCGACTATCTCGGTGTGCCTACTGGCGTTCCTAATCTTTCCGTTAGTGCTCTTCCCTTCCGAGCTTATGCCTTGGTCATGAATGAGTGGTTTCGTGATGAAAACCTATCTGATCCGCTCGTTGTTCCCGTTGATGATGCTACTGTAGCCGGTGTCAATACCGGCACGTTCGTGACCGATGTTGCGAAAGGTGGTCTCCCCTATAAGGCCGCTAAGTATCATGACTACTTCACAAGCTGCCTTCCGTCTCCTCAGAAAGGCCCGGATGTTTTGATTCCTTCGGCTACGTCCGGTGAGTATCCTGTCGTTACCCGTGAACAGCCTCATGATCCCGGCGGATATGTTTTAACTGGTGTTTCTAATATTTCTTTTGCTTCTGGTGATCGGCCGGTTAATATCTACGATTCCCTTGCTTTCAAGCCTGTTGCTTCTGGTTCCAATTATGCTGGCATTACTGGTTTTAGTGGTAGTGCTGACAAGCCCGGTTTTGACCCTGTTAACCTTTATGCTGTTTCTTCCGGTGGTCTCGGTGCTTCGATCAATCAGCTTCGTATGGCGTTCCAGATTCAGAAGCTCTATGAGAAAGACGCCCGTGGCGGTTCCCGCTATATTGAAATTCTCAAGTCTCATTTCGGCGTGACTTCTCCGGATGCCCGTCTTCAGCGTCCCGAATATCTCGGTGGTAATCGTGTCCCTATCAATATCAATCAGGTTGTGCAGCAGTCTGCTACGGCCTCCGGCGAGACTGCACAAGGTACTGTAACTGGTATGTCTGTTACTACGGATACGCATTCCGATTTTACCAAGTCTTTCACAGAGCATGGCTTTGTCATTGGCGTTATGGTCGCTCGCTATGATCATACCTATCAGCAGGGTCTTGAACGTTTCTGGTCTCGTAAGGATCGCTTTGATTATTATTGGCCTGTTTTCGCCAATATCGGCGAACAGGCTGTGAAAAACAAGGAGATTTTTGCACAAGGTCCGTCTGTTAAGGATTCTGCTGGTGCTGTCATTGATGATCAGGTTTTTGGTTATCAAGAAGCGTGGGCTGACTACCGTTATAAGCCCTCCCGTGTTACCGGCGAGATGCGTTCTCAGTACGCCCAGTCTCTTGACGTTTGGCATCTTGCCGATGATTATTCCGTTCTTCCTATGCTTTCGGATTCTTGGATTCGTGAGGATAAGGGTAATGTTGATCGTGTGCTTGCAGTTACTTCCGCTGTCAGCAATCAGTTGTTTGCCGATATTTACATTAAGAATCGGACTACCCGGCCTATGCCTATGTACTCTATTCCTGGTCTGATTGACCACCATTGAGAGGTGATTTCATGACTTCTGGTAAGGATGCTGCTCAGGTTCAGAGCGTGCCGGCTGTTGGAAATTTGGATTCTGCTCTTTCTCGCATTACCCGGACTGCCTCTGAAAACACCGCTAAAAGCGCTCAATTGGCTTCTGAGCAACGCGACTGGCAGGAGAGACAAAATGCCTTGGCTATGCAGTTCAACGCTCAGGAGGCCGCTAAAAGCCGTTCTTGGCAGGAATATATGAGCAATACTGCTCACCAGCGTGAGATTCGTGATCTTAAGGCAGCCGGTTTGAATCCGGTTCTAAGTGCTATGGGAGGTAACGGCGCTGCCGTTACCTCCGGTGCTACC